CTGCAAAAAATGTACAGAGTTGGATTAAAAATCAGAAAGAACAACTTACAGAGTATCGTGCATCTGCTCGTAGAGATGTAAAAGGTGCAATTGCACAAGTAGCAAACTGTGAGGGTTATATTAGACATTTACAATACTACCTAAGACATGGTGATTACTGTGATGATAGATATGGTGCATTTCAAGAAAAGAGGATTAAATGGCAGACGATAGTTCCAAAGGGTTAACAGATAATATTATCAAAGGGCCTTGGAAAAGAGTTAAAAGTGTAAGTATGGCACAGACTCAAAAGTTATCTCAAGACATGATGTTTTGTGATGAAGTTGCTGAAACTGTAATGATTCCTATGATTCATAATCTTGCAGAAAATGGTGTAGATATTAAAACTGATATGTTTGTCCAAGAGATTGGATTTATGAACGAAGTTATAAAGTCAATGATGTATAGACATTTGGGTTATGCTCATCCAATGCAAACTCTTATACAAACTATGATGTCTACAAAAGTTGAATCTGTAGAGGACACTTATGCAACATTTGACCATGAGTTGTTAAAAGAGATGACCAAGAAGATGGAAGATATTAACAAGGAGCCCAAAAATGATTGAACCTATAGTACATGAAAATTTTAGTCCTACTATTCTAGAATTTCAAGTGCCGGATAAATTTGTTGACATGGTAAATCTTGTTGGAGATGCAGTATTAGGAGATGACAAACTTTCTAAACAATGGGATTTTTCAGATAACTTAGTTGGTAAGGTATCAAAAGAAGTTAAGATACCTATGGCTAGTAAAGAAGATGGTAACTATTTAAAGTCTGTACTCAAGGGTGCTTGTTTAAAATATATGGAACAAATGCATGAAAAGAATCGTGATTATGGGTGGAGAAAAATACATGGAAATAGAACCTCTACTTTAGATGATATATTTCTAGCACAGAGTTGGATTGTAAGTCAGTATAAAGGTGAATATAATCCATGGCATACTCATGGTGGAGATATCTCTGGTGTGATATATCTTAAAATTCCAGAGGGTATGAACGAAGCTTATGATAAAGAATTTCAAGACCACTATCCATCAACTGGATTGATAGAGTTTATGTATGGTGAAAAGTCAGACTTTAGAAGTGATAATCTAAAGTTTAAACCAAGTGTGGGTAAGATGTTACTATTTCCGTCATGGTTAAAACATTCAGTATACCCATTTTATGTTGACGGAGAACGTAGGAGTATGAGTTTCAACGCTTATTATAAAGATATAAAATGATTATTATTGATATGAATCAAATCTCATTAGCAAGTCTAATGATGGATTTAAATTTAAGAAAAAGTAATGAAGTAGATGAGGGTATGGTAAGACATATGATACTTAATTCTATTCGTTTACATAGAAGCGATTTCCATAAAGAGTTTGGAGAAGTTGTGTTAACTTATGACTCTAAACATTATTGGAGGCGAGACTACTTTCCTAACTACAAAGCTGGTCGTAAGAAAGGTAGAGAAAAAGATAATAAAGATTGGGATGCAATCTTTGGTGTCCTTAATAAAATAAAGGCAGAATTTAAAGAAAATTTACCATACAAATACTTGGAAGTTTATGGTGCAGAGGCTGATGATATTATTGCAACTTTATGTAAAAACTTTCAAGATGAAAAGATTATGATTGTATCTGGAGATAAAGATTTTATTCAATTACAAAAATATCCTAATGTAAAACAGTATTCACCAATACTCAAAAAGATGGTAAATGGACATAATCCAACTACCTATATAAAAGAACACATACTTAAAGGCGACACTAGTGATGGAGTGCCTAATGTTCTATCGCCAGATAATACTTTCGTAGATGGTATTAGACAAAGACCTTTAGGAAGAAAAAAGATTGAAAATTGGTTGGATATGCATATTGATGATTTGCCTGATGAAGTCAAAAGAAATTACCAAAGAAATGCTAAACTTATCAACTTGGACAATGTTCCAGAGGAACTTGAAAAAGAAATAATGGTTGATTTTTGTGAGGCGCCTTGTGGTGATAGAAGTAAATTGTTAAATTATTTTATACAATCAAGATTGAAAAATCTTACTAATGAAATTGGAGAATTTTAAATGGAAGAAACTTACACACCATTATTTTCAGAAATACTGGATATGGTACATAAAGCAAAAACTAAAACTCAAAAAGTAGAATTACTTAGAAAGCACAAAACAGATTCATTAAAGATGTTTTTGAAAGCTGCATTTGACCCTAAGATTGAATGGGTATTTCCTGCTGGAGAAGTTCCTTATACACCTAATGAAAGTCCTGCTGGTACAGAACATACTTTATTGGTTCAAGAGACAAAAAAACTTTGGAGATTTATTAAGGGTGCAGATAATGTAACTAGACAATCTCAAAAAGAAAATATGTTTTTTCAGATGTTAGAGGGTTTGCATGAAAGTGAAGCAAAACTTCTTGTCAATGCAAAAGATAAGAAACTACATCAAATCTATAAAGGGTTATCTTCTAATGTTGTAAGAGAAGCATTTGGTTGGAACGAAGACTTTGTAGTTCCAGAGCCTGATGTATATCCACAAGCAAGTCGTTCTGCAAGTGGTTTAGTTGCAGATGCATAGGATAACACCTATTCAAAGAATTGTAAACTTGCCGAGAAGGCGACCACAAACTTGGAAAGTAAGTGATTCGCCTGATTCGCAAGAAGATGAAAATATAGAAAAATCATACCTCAAAAAACCCAATAAAAACAAAGACTTAAAATGACACTTGACAAACCCCTTTTTCTTTGATATATTATAAGTATAGTTAATAAAGAGAGAGAAAAAATATGACAATGATTAAAAAGAAATTTACTAGTATTGATGATGGTATCAACAATATGTTAGATGCTGCTGCATACGACTATAAGAGTATGGGTTCAACATATAGAACTAGTGAAGATTTTCGTGCAAAATTTATGGTTACTGTTGGAAAGAAATATATCAAGATTGGTAGAGTTTCAGACCATACATCTGGTCGAATGGGTCAAGTTTGGGCCTTCGTTGTTAATACTGATGATGATAAAAAGTTTAAAAGAGGTGATGTTCTAAAGGCTGCTGGTTTTAATGCGCCTGCGAGAAACGCTCCAAGAGGTAATGTTTTAGATGGTGGGTTCAATATTCGTTGGACTGGCCCGTTGTATTTATAGGAGAGATTATGATTAATAAAAAAGAAATTGATTTGTTGGTTTACGGACACATTTACGAGTGGGTAAAACCAAAAGTTTGGAACAAGAACATAAATGATGTAGATTGGAAAAATGTTAAAGATACAGTTTACATGGATGCTCTTGGTGCAAAAACTAAGTATTGGAAAAATTATGCACATTTTACTGAAATCTTTAATGATGTAAAAAATGGTATAATTTCTGATGCAGATGTAAATGTATTTGATAATGGAGTTTAAAATGACAATTAAAGGTTTTATGTTTGTTTCACTTTTCCTTGCTTGTGTAATGATTATAGGATATATTGAAGACCCTTGCACGACAGAGGGATTAGCAAAAGGGTGTATGAAATAATGAGTTTGATTCGCATGGCTTCTCTCTCTCTCATCAAAAAACTTGCCATGCGAATCACTTTTCTCAATGAGGATTTATGATGAAAATGTGTGTACTGTAAGTACTTGAAATCATTGAGAATTTAAAGGGGGGTTGACAGACCCCCCTTTTCTTGTTATACTACTAGTATAAACAATAAAGAGAGAGAAAAATATGACAAAAAGAGTTTCCAAAAAAATGAGAGAAGAATTGAGTATTCACCAAACATTTAGAATGTATGACACTTCTGGAAAAGAAAATGCAATTAGATTTGTTGCTGCCCATAAAGGTGGGATTCAGATGTTTTCAAATCCCGGCGAGTTGGTTGCATGGGGAAAGACTCCAGAGATGATTGCTTATGCACTAAGAACAAAAGGTGCTGATGAGATAATCATGGGTAGTTCTTCAATGGACTTTGCTTCAGAGAATGGATTTAAGAATGATGAAGATGCTATGAAACTTTGGGAAGATGGTTATAATACATATCTTGACGAAGTTGATGCTGTTGGAATTAAATAATGGAAGATATTGGACATTTTGTTTTAGTAAATGGTGGAACTAAAAAACAACGAGCTCTAATCGAAGATATTGCTTGGTGGTTCTGTGATAAATATTTTAGTAAATTTAAATACTATAATATTGAATTTGACCTTACTAAAATAGAGGGTAAAGTTCAAGGTTGGTGTATGGAAATTGATAAAAACTGTTCACATATTGAGATAGATAAAAGACTCAAAGGAGATGATTTTATTACTTGTGTTCTACATGAGTTGGTTCATGTAAAACAACAATTCAAAGGTCATTTAAAAGAAATGTCTGGTTTTGAAAAGATGTGGAAAGGTGAAGTTCATATTGGAATAGATTATTACAACTTGCCTTGGGAAGTTGAAGCTTATGAACAACAAGAAATATTATTAAAAGAATTTAAAAACAGAGGTGTATATGCTTAGTCTACAAGAAATGATGGTTATATTGGGTATCGCAACAACAGACCCATCACTACCAATGGATAAACCAAAAACAGTTGGTGTAAGTCCAACACAAGCAATGTGTCTTGCAGACAATGTTTATTTCGAAGCAAGAAATCAAGGAACTGCTGGTTGGAGTGCAGTTATTTCAGTAACATTAAATAGAGTAAAAGATAAAAGGTTTCCCAATACTGTCTGTGAGGTTGTTAAACAAGGGCCTACAAGAGAGTCTTGGAAGAAGAATGGAACTTACTATCCTATCAGACACAAATGTCAATTTTCTTGGTATTGTGATGGTAAGGCAGATAAGATACATAAAAAAGATAAACGTATCTATAAAGAGATATATAATCTTGCATATGTGTCTTTAATTAAAGGTATAACTATTTTAGATATTACAGATGGTGCAACACATTATCATGCAGACTATGTGTTTCCAGCGTGGAGAAAGTCTAAAACTAAAACTGTAGAAATCGGTGACCATATTTTTTATAGATGGGAGAAGTGATGAATATATTTTATCTACATGAAGACCCTATACAAAATGCAAAGTGGCATATTGACAAACATATAGTCAAGATGCCTATTGAATATGCACAACTTATGTCTACTGCACATAGGTTACTAGATGGAGAAATGTATCTAGGTAAAACTGCAAATGGTCGTAACATCAAGAGATGGAAACTACATGATGAACGAGAAGATATACTATACAAAGCTTCTCATATCAATCACCCATCAGCAGTTTGGGTTCGTGAATCTATAGAAAACTATTTTCAAATGTATAAACTCTACATGGCTGTACTTGCAGAGTTTACTAATCGTTATGGTAAAGTACATGGTTCATCTAAACCATCTATCGCTCTCATTAGACCACCAAGTAATATACCTATGGTTAAAGGAACACAACTACCTCAATGTATGCCTGATATGTGTAAGGTTAAAGACAATCCTATACTTGCATATAGGAACTACTATATAGTTGAGAAGAACTCTTTTGCGAGTTGGAAGAATAGGGAGATACCAGAATGGTTTCAGACGAAAGATATTATGACTACATGGGCAGGCGTTTAAGAGAAGAACAAGAAAAACTTGATGTAATTAAAGAGGAACACTCACACTCAAATGGTTTGATGTTAGATATGAAAGAACTAACAAAATGTCATTATGATGTGTTGATTCGTAATAAAGAACTAATTGAAGAAAATGATAAATTGAGGAAAGAAATTGCCGACTTACACAATAAAAAATAATGATGATGGAAAACATTTTGATACAGTATGTACATATGATGAACTCCAAACATTTTTAAAAGAACACCCAGCGTTTACAAAAGTTATTACTGCACCACATATCGTGAGTGGTATCTCTGGTAAAACACATAAAGTAGATGATGGTTTTAAAGAGAATATGTCTAGGATTGCAGAAGCACATCCTAACTCACCTATGGCCCAAACTTATGGTGCTGGTAGAAATCATAAAGAAATTAAAACATATAATGCAATAACTAAACACGCTAAGAGTATTGGTAAATCACATGATTTAAATGCAATTAGTAAAGAATATAAACAAGGTCAACTTGTTAAATGATATAAATAATACTGCATGGGAACAATATATTGTGTATCAGCTTCCATGTAGGAGTACGGAGTGTATTCCACTCCTACTCCACTTTAATAGGAATATATAATGGCTAAACAAAAAGACATCACTTTCAATCAACTTTCCACAATAAAACCAGTAACCGATAGTCAAAAGTTAGTTTTTGATTCTTGGAAAAAAGGACAAAATCAATTTCTATTTGGTTGTGCTGGAACTGGAAAAACATTCGTATCGTTATATCTTGCACTTCAAGATGTATTAAGAAATGATACACCATATGATAAAGTTATCGTAGTTCGTTCACTTATCCCTACTAGAGAAATAGGTTTCTTGCCAGGCGATGAAGAAGATAAGGCTGCATTGTATCAAGTACCATATAGTAATATGATGCAGTTTATGTTTGAACAACCAAACGAACAAGCATTTTCTATGTTGTATGATAGACTAAAACAACAAGGTAGTTTCTACTTTCTATCAACTTCATTTCTAAGAGGTTTAACATTTGACAATAGTATCATCATTGTAGATGAGTGTCAGAATCTAAACTTCCATGAACTAGACACAATTATTACAAGAGTAGGGCAAGATTCTAAAATAGTATTCTGTGGTGATTTTGGTCAATCAGATTTAACTAGACTAAACGAAAGAAATGGTCTAATGGACTTTTTACAGATACTACAAGAAATGGAAGAATTTAATTGTACAGAGTTTGACATAGGAGATATTGTTAGGTCAGGCTTTGTTAGAAGTTACTTAATACAAAAAACCAAACTAGGAATGGGGATAGAATAATGGACATAGATAAACTACGAGAGGAAATTAAATATGATGAAGGAAGTGTTAACAAAATATATCTTGACCATCTCGGTCTGCCTACTTTTGGCATCGGCCATCTGGTCTTGGAATCAGACCCAGAACATGGTTGGGAAGTTGGAACAGATGTCAGCGAAGATAGATGCATTGAAGCTTTCAACTCCGATATCGAAAATGTCTTGTCAGACTGCCACAGATTATATCCAGACTTTGATGACTTACCAGAAGAAGTGCAACGAATAGTTGCCAATATGATGTTCAATATGGGCCGACCAAGATTGTCCAAGTTCAAGGGTATGAAACGAGGAGTAGATGCGAAAGATTGGAACGCAGCTGCAGATGAGATGGTAGACAGCAGATGGTATAGACAAGTAACTAAAAGAGCAGATAGACTTGTTGAAAGAATGAGGAATGTCTAAACTACCATATGGTGGATATACTCAAAGAGATTGGGAAAGAACTGTAGGGTGGGGTAAAGTTCCACCAGAATATAAACATGAAGAAAGTGATAATAATGTACAACCACAAGACGATAAACCTACCAGAGATAAAAGCGAAAACAACTGATGGAGTTCGTTTATATGAAACTCCAGAGGGTAAATTTTATCCATCAATTACTACAGTTCTTTCTGTAAGAAATAAGAAAGGACTTTTTGAATGGAGAAAAAGAGTAGGTGAAGATGTAGCGAACTATGTTGCACGAAAGGCTGCAAACAGAGGAACAGCAGTTCATCATATGTGTGAAGATTATCTTAACAATGATTTTGATGAAGAAAAACACAAAAAGAAATTTTTACCATACGTTCTTTTTAATCAACTTAAAGAATCATCTCTGCAAAAAATAGATAACATATATGCACAAGAGTGTGGACTCTATTCTGATAAATATAAGGTAGCTGGTCGTGTCGATTGCATTGCAGAGTATGATGGAAAGTTATCTATTATCGACTTCAAGACCTCATCAAAAGAACGAAGTGATGAATGGAACGAGAGTTATTATATTCAGGCGTCTGCATATGCAGAAATGTTTGAAGAGCGAACTGGAATTGAAATTAATCAAATTGCAATTTTAGTTGTAACAGAAGATGGTATTGTTCAAGAGTTTGTCAAGAATAAGACAGAGTATCTACCCATGTTAACAGATACCATCAAAGAATGGGAAGAAAAAAATGAAATGGTTTTTAGTATTGATATCAATGAATCTGTATAGTGATGGTTCAGCAGAGCATTTTGTATTGACAGACCCTACATTTCAAAGTTTAGAACAATGTCAATCAGAAGCGTGGATTAATAGACAAAGAGTGGAAGCGTTAGGACAACAACATTTTGGTGGGCCTGCAAAGATATATTGTTTTAGTGAGGAAAGTCTTATCGCATATTTTCAGCAAAATGCAGTAGGCAAACCAACAAAGAAATTAGAACTTTAATATTGACATTATAAGAAAACTATGTTATAAATAGAGTATGGTTTGTTAATACAATCTGAAGACTAGGCTGGACATGGGGGCAGTACCCATCAGCTCCACCATAAACACTTGGGTTGCGAGTTTTTCTTATGGGGCTGAAATAGGATCGACAGATAGAGATAGGTGCGAGTAGAATCATAGGTTGAACGCTTAATAGTTCATTTAAGTAAATGCAAACGATAATTTTGCACCTCAAGATTTTGCTCTAGCAGCTTAATCGGATAGGGTTTCGGTAGGTTTCCTAGTAACAGAATAACCTACCACTAATTTTTAGAGGTGAATATGAAATACATTTATGATACATGGAACTCTGTTATGAACCACGACAGAAATCCACTCAAGAACATTCCAGATACAAATACCAGACACATGATAATGCAAGTACTAGCATGGATGTGGTGTATCGCATTTAGTTCATACTTTAGTAGTATGTGGATATTTGGTATAACTGCAATCGCACATATTATTATTCTGGCTGCAATCGCAGTTACAGTTGCGACATTTGAGATTGCAAGAACTAATCCCAGATTTCTTATGAATAAACTTTATCACACTCCAAGTCGTGCAAGAGCGATTTATATTAAGGGTAAGAGGTATGAACTAGACCCAAGAGATGTTGGTGGGGAACACGAATAATTTGCAAAACCCATTGACAGATACCTTGTATTATGATACTATGAGTATATTAAATTAATCAAAAGGAACACAATGCAAACACCTAAAACATTTTCGCTTGAAATAGAAAAAGTCGCACAAGATAAGAATATCAATCATCTAGATGCTGTTATCTGGTATTGTCAACAAAATGAATTAGAACCAGATTCAGTAGGTCGATTGATTACTAAGGGTCTCAAAGAAAAAATTGAGGCAAATGCAAGGGAACTAAACTTCCTAGAAAAAACTGCTCAACTACCAATATAGGAGAATATGGTATATGTCTATTAATGCTAAAAATGCATTTCAAGCTCTTGAGGATATGCACCTCAAGAATCGAGTTAAAGAACTCGAAGCAGACAACGCTGAACTCGTTGTCAAAAATGAGGAACTAAGGGAGAGATGCAAAAAACTTGCAACTCGTATCCCAGAGTGGCCTAAAGGTTATAGACCTACTCGTAGGGCATTTTCTGAAAAGAAGCGAAACCATGAACGTCAATCTAGTTGATGTTATGGGAACAGACTTGAGTGTAGTTAACGCTGCTCGAGTCTCTTTCGCAAAGGAAAGTAGTGAGTTATCTGACAAAGATGAAAAACTCATTAAGTATCTTGCAAAACACAATCATTGGAGTCCTTTTGGTCATGCAAGTTTGCAGTTCAGAATCAAAGCTCCAATCTTTGTTGCAAGACAACTTGTGAAACACCAAGTCGGTTTGGTGTGGAATGAAGTATCAAGACGTTATGTAGATGATGAACCAGAGTTTTATATTCCACAAGAGTGGAGATTGAAAGCAGATAATAAGAAACAAGGTTCATCTGATGAAACTATAGAATATAGTCTTGGTTCTACTTTAGAATTTATTAAGACAACATATCAAAATATGTTGAAAGCAAATATTGCACCAGAGATGGCAAGAATGATACTACCACAGAACCTATATACAGAGTGGTATTGGTCTGGAAGTCTTATGGCCTTTGTAAGAGTATGTAATCTAAGATGTAAAGATGATACACAGAAAGAAACACAACATATTGCAGATTGTATTGATTGGCATCTGCATAGTAAGTTTCCAATATCGTGGGAGGCGTTAAGAGATTTTGATTAAGCATATAGTCTATGGAAACGGAGAGTCAAGACCCAAAGATAAAATTATAGGGGGTGAGTGGTCAACCACATGGGGGTGTAATGCAATCTATCGTGATTTTGCAGTTGACAATCTCGTTTCTGTAGACTATCCCATGCAACAAGAAATATATGAATCTGGTTATGCTATGAAAAACAAATGTTGGTTTTCTGATTGGGAATTATTACCAGCAGGATTTAATGTTTCAATGATGTTAGCAGGTAATAAAGACCCAGTATATGAAACATGGCAAGGTAATAAAAAGAGTTGTGTAGTACAAGGTAAAACACAAGACACAGTTGAAGCAAATATACAAGAGGCAAAAATATACAATCCAGATATTGATGTAGAAGACTTGAGAAGAAAGGCTGAAAAAGATGTTGGAATGTATATTACTTGGGTTGATGAGTACAATGACCAAGTAATTAATATTGACTATCCTAGAGGGTGGTCAGCAGGGAATACTGCATTATATCTTGCTTGCAAGTGTGGTGCAGAGGAAGTGTATATGTGTGGGTTTGATGGAACTGAATATTCTAAACCACTAAATAACATATACAAGGGTAGTAAGAATTATCTGCCCGAAGATAGTCGTGGGTTTAACACGATTAACTGGGATAACCAATTTAGAATGTTACAGAGGGATTTTCCTAAAGTACAATTTTATAAGGTTGGAACAGATTTAACATACGAAGAACTATACAATAGCATACGATAACATAAGGAGATATATATGTCGTTAGAAAGCCTAAAGAGAAGCAATTCTCTAGATAAGTTACTTGGCGAAGTACAGAAAGAAAACGCACCTCAAGAGAAAAAGTCATATAAAGACGAAAGATTGTGGAAACCAGAAGTAGATAAATCTGGTAATGGTTATGCAGTTATTCGTTTTCTACCAGCAGTAGAGGGTGAGGATATGCCTTGGGCAAAGGTCTGGAATCATGCATTTCAAGGCCCGACTGGTCAATGGTATATTGAAAACTCTTTGACAACTCTTGGACAAAAAGACCCAGTTTCAGAAATGAATAGTGCATACTGGAATACTGGAATTGAGTCTGACAAAGAAATCGCCAGAAAACAGAAAAGAAAGTTACAGTATTTCTCTAATATCTATGTGGTGTCTGATTCAAAACACCCAGAGAATGAGGGTAAAGTATTCTTGTTCCGTTATGGAAAGAAAATCTTTGATAAGATTATGGCTGCAATGCAACCAGAGTTTGAAGATGAAAAGGCAATCAATCCTTTTGATTTTTGGGAAGGTGCAAACTTTAAACTAAAAATCAGAAAAGTTGCTGGGTTCTGGAACTACGATAGTTCTGACTTTGATACTTCATCTGCATTGTTTGATAATGATGAAAAAATTGAAGAAGTGTGGAAATCACAGTATCCTCTAAATGAGTTTACTGCTGCTTCTAACTTCAAGTCTTATGAAGAACTCAAGACTCGTCTTGATGCAGTTCTATCTGGTAGTGTTACTGTTGGTAATGTTGCAGAACAGATGGAAGATGCACCTATCGCTGCACCAGTAGTTGATACAAAACCAGTAGAGTCTACTTCTACAAAAGAAGAAGAAGATGATACTATGGATTACTTTGCAAAACTTGCTGGGTAGTTACAAAACACTTTACTAGAAAGAGGGGGAAACCCCTCTTTTTTTATATCGCATATCTAGAAACTCTATTAAACATTGGGTCTGCTTCAACAATGACATTATTACTTGAAGTTGAACTATTGTTATTTACAGGCGCATTTGTAGTAGATGGTGCATTTACTACGATAGGTTGACCACCACCAGCACTTTGATTTAGTGGGGATATTTGTCCACTCTCACCAAAATCTTCCATAGCTAATCGTTCTTCTATTCTTAACTGTTTTCTTGCAGATTTTTCTTTTCGTTTTCTAATCTGTCGGTCTTTATGTGTTTCAAAATTTGCAAGAGTTGTTGTTGTACCATCTGGATTTTGCCTCATAAACTTAGAATCATATGCTTTGTTACCAGCACCACCAAATGCATCAAGGCCTGGGTCAGTACCATCATCTGCAATTGCAGCACCTTTACCACCAAAGTCATCTACTGTAATTGGAGCAGGAGCAGCCGCATCATCTGAAAATGATGATCCAAGTTTTTCTTCTTCAGTCTGTTCTCCAAGTAAGAAAGCAGCAGCCTTTCTTCCAGCAACATCACCACCAAAGTAACCTAATACACCACCTAGTAGACCACCACCAATAGTACCAACGCCAGGAAATGCAGCAGTACCTAACGCAGCTCCTAGTGCAGCAAAACCAGCAGAACCAAGAGTACCACCAAGTAATCCACCAAATGCTTTTATCTTATCATCTTTAGACATTGAGTCATCCATGAGAATTGCGATACCTTGACCAGCAGCGAGTGCTGCACCAAGCCCAGGCACTAACTTTGCAGCAAGACCCAATCGTGGAAATGCCTTAAACGCTTTTGCAGCAGAAGCAGCAAGGTTTTTACCAGTACCTTTTATTGCTTTTGTTGCTTTACCAGCACCACTTGCAACATCTTTACCCATCGCTGCACCTAGTTTACCAACACCTTTTACTGCCTTCTCTGGAGCAGAATGAAGTGCAGCTGCACCAGTTTTTACTGCACTCACACCTTTTTTTGCAACGTCAAGAGCACCCTTTGCAATGTTCTTTGCAGACTCCATTAGTTTTGCGCCTGCACCTTTAACCATGTCTAATCCCTTAGATGCAAATCCAGTTATACTACTCATGAATCCTTTGAGAGAAGCACCTAACCCAGCAAATGCAGTTACAGCACCCTTTAACATTCCACCTTTACCAAGAAATCGACCTAAACCTTTTTTACCACCAAAACCAGTAACAGCAGAAAGTAAACTACCAATTCCTGTCAAAAGTCCTACAAATTTAAATGCAACAAAAAGTGCTAATGCAGCACCAAGACCAAGAACAATTTTACCTATACCACTTTCGTCACCAAATAGTTTTTTGATACCACCAAAGAAACTGCCTTCTTCACCAAAGAAAGCATTATAAAATTCTTGTAGTTTTGGAATAAGTGTGTCAAATATATAATCTGTTATCTTTTGAAAAGTATCACTCTGTAGAAAAGCACCAATTGCTAGAAATGCAGCACCACTAAGTGCAGCTACTCCGCCTGGGCCTAAGACACCCTTTAAATTCTTACCTATACCACCAAGAGCACCAAGCATATTTTTGAAAGTACTACCACGCTCCTTATCAATTCTTTTTTGTTCTTTATTTATTTCTTCTTGACCAGCTTTAGATATTCCATCTCTTTTTGCAGATTGTTTTCGTAAATCAAGTTCTTTTTGTGCAATGTCTAATTGTGCCTCATTATATTTTTTACTGTCAGTTGCAACACCACCTTGTGCTTCTATTTCTGCTTTTTGTTTTTCTAAAGCATCTTTCATTTCTTGGATACCAGATTTTGTATCTTTATTAGTCTGTGCATCTTCTTTAGTTTGATTGTTCATCTGTAAGATAGCATTTTTAGTTTCTTGACCTTGTTTATATTCCTCTTTCCTATCATTCCTTGCTTCTTCTAGTTTCTGTATAGTTTCTTTTTGTGTTTGATGTTGCTCTGCTAATCTCTTAACATTTTCTTTATCATTTTTATCTAACTTTTTTAATTCTTCCAGAGTTGCGGCTGCAGCATTTTTTGCCTCAAGAACTGCATCATTTTGTGCTTTTAATTCTGCAATACGAGAACGTCTTTGTTCATCTTGTTCAGCTTTGCTATTTTCTTTTAACTGCACAATCAGTCTATCAAAACCTTTATTAAATGCTGGAACTACTGGTTCTTCTGCCATTACTTCTTACCTTTACCCATTGCCTGTGTACCGAAGAAGGCTGCAACTATAGCTGCAACTGATACAAAGTAAACACTTGCCATATCACCTAGTATCTTACTTGCTTGGTCTAAACCTAATGCCATTGCAAGTACAACTGCAAAAGGATAAAGTAACATACCACCTAGTGCGAACCAAGCCATCTTACGTTGTGCATCTCGCATTGCATCTGCATCTTCTAATTCTTTTCTTTTAAATTCCATATCCATTTCATATTCCTCTAAAGAAATATGTCCATCACCATTGGTGTCTTTT